TAGAAAACCTATCATACTGAGGTTTTTGGAGACAAGCAAATGCGTTTAAACCTCACCCATCGGAGCCTTTTGAAGCGATTGTCAAGTGGCCCTAGGACAATGATTGACCTCACCCATGCGGCAACCGACAACAACTCTGTCAGCTTCCACTATCAAAGATACCTGCCCGATTTAGAGCAATTTGGGTATGTAATTAACCATCAAGAGAAGTGGCATCTTACTGAATACGGGCGAATGGAGATGAATCGGGCCATCAGTGGTGCAGCCATGAGAATTGAGAATGGGTCTGTCAAAGAAATCTATGATGGCAAGGAACTGCGGAGAAACATCTCTCGCCGTGGTTGCTATGATTTCCTGAAGTATCCAAGTCGCTTTGGCGACAGTCAGATTTACAAAGTCTGATATAATGTTTGGAAACCCGGCTAGATGGGGAGTAGCTACTCCATCGAAAAGCGAGCCTCCCCGCCTGCCGATCGTTTCCTTTCAGTGGAGGACAGCGAAGGAAAAACCATGCCTACTAGGTATCTAAAGCCTGGGATTCGTGACAGCGAATCTATCGACAAATTATCCCCACTTGCAGAGACATTGTTTTACAGGCTGTTAGTAACAGTCGATGACTTTGGTCGTTTTGACGCAAGACCCGCCATGATTAAGGCGAACTGCTATCCAGTAAAAGAATCAATCACGATAAACAAGTGCAAGGACTTGTTGGTTGAACTCAAAGACTCTGGACTGATAATTGTTTATCAAACTGATTCCAAAAGCACATTGCAAATGTGCAAGTGGGACAACATTCCCAGGGCAAAAGAGAGCAAGTATCCAGGCATGAATGACGCTTGCATACAGTTGCATACAAGTGCAAAGCATTTGCATACAGATGTACCTTTAACCGTAACCGTAACTGAAACAGAAACTAAGACAGAAACTAAAACTAAAACCGATCTCACGCCTAGCGGCGTTTCACAATCTGTTTGGCAAGAGTTTGTCAATCACAGAAAAGCAAAGAAAGCCCAAGTAACCCAGTTGGTTATTGATGGAATACAGGCTGAAGCTGATAAAGCTGGGTTCACTTTGGAAGATGCTCTCAAGGAAATTGTTGTAAGGAATTGGCAAGGTTTCAAGGCTGAGTGGGTTTCACCAAAAGCTGAACAGGTTGCTGGAAAGCAAACAAAGTCGTTTCTGGAGCGTGACCAAGAAATCAGGCAAAAGCGTTGGGAAGAAATGACAGGCAGAAAGTGGCCTGAAGAAAACTCAGTTTCTGAAGCAACATTCTTGGAGTTGAAATGAGCCTATCCACCAAAGTTATTGACAGATTGTTTGAACGCCTTGGGGCAACCTATGGCGCATCTTGGTCAAAAATGTGGGTAGATGTTCCCTTGGTTGATGTAAAAACTGCCTGGGCGCATGAATTGTCTGGGTTTGCAACGCATCTTCAAGACCTTGCCTGGGCACTAGAAAACCTGCCAGAACGCCCACCAAACATCATCGAGTTCAGGAATCTGTGCAGAAAAGCACCTCGTATCGAGCCATTGAGAATTGAACACATTGCAGCCATGCCTGAAAGAGTTAATGAAGAACTCAGCAAATTGAGAACAATCATTATTGAAAAGCCAAAGAAGTCTGACCCCAAAGATTGGGCAAGGCGGCACATTGCAAGGCATCAGGCTGGAGAAAAGGTCATGCCGCTTACTTTGCGTTTTGCAAGGGAAGCACTTGGAATCAAAACTTAGGGTAAAAACCTATGGTAAAAGTTTTGGAAACAATTAAAGTTAAATTTTTCAAAGGAGTGAATATGACTGAGCAACAATTTGAAGATGCAATGAACACCTATGAGTTGGAAGACCGATATGCAGAGTTTATTGAGGCGCGCCACCCTGTTGGCAATAATCATGTCTTGATTAGGCTGATGGAAAGTGGCGATTTTTATGAAGACTTCAAAGATTCGATGGTGACATGACTGATAGTGAACTAATAGAACTTGCTGCAAAAGGGGCGAGAATCAACGCGATAAAAGACCCCAATGGTGTGTGGCGTAACTGCACTCGCTTGCCGCCAGGATTTAACATCTTTGACGCAAAGCCTTGGAACCCCCTTGAGGATGATGGCGATGCACTGAGGTTAGCGGTGAAATTGGAGATGAAAATCAACATTAGTCAAGGGAATGTGCAGGTTCGGTTTAAAGAAGATACACCTCTGGTTTTCGTGAGAACGGGCATTGACAAGAATGAAGCCACTCGCCTAGCAATAACCCGCGCAGCCGCTGAAATTGGAAGGGTTCCCATGACTGAACAGCAATTTGAGGCAGCCATGAGAACATCTCAACTCGAAAGGGAATATGCTGATTACATTTGCGAAAGATACACAGTTGACTTTGAAGAAGGTTTCGGTCTTTCCAAATTAAAGGACAGTGGTGATTTTTATCAAGGCTTCAAAGAAAAGATGACAAAATGAACATACATGAAGCCCACCACTTGCTCAACAAAAGAAAACAAGGTCTTGCCGTTGCACAGCACCTTGTCAACCATGCCCTCGTTGTATGCGGAGACATTAGCCCATCTTGTTTTAATGGCACAAACCACAGGCTGGAAGGGCCAAGCATGGCACAGGGCGAAGGAACTGGAGGCTTGCCCAACTCACTTGTGGCGTGGAATAAAAACAGATTTGACGAACCACATGAAAGCCCAATATGAATCCATTTCTAATAAATGAGCCAACTTGCATCAGTTTTTCAGGTGGGCGAACATCGGCTTATATGCTTTACAGGATTTTAGAAGCTCACCAGATGAGCTTGCCAAAAGAAGCAATTGTGTGTTTTTGCAACACAGGAAAAGAGCATGAATCCACTTTGGACTTTGTGAGAGACATAGAAAAAGAATGGAGTGTGCCAATTGTTTGGCTTGAGTTCACAAGAAATCCACAGAAATTTAAGGTTGTGAATCACGAAACAGCCAGCAGGAATGGTGAGCCATTTGCAGAGTTGATTGAGCAGCGCAGTTTTTTGCCAAACTCAGTCATGCGGTTTTGCACCACAGAGTTAAAGATCAACCCAATCACTCGTCACATGGCATCGATTGGGCATGATGAATTTCAAACAATGGCAGGGATTCGGGCTGATGAACCACGCAGGGTTGCCAAACTCAGGGACACCTTACACGCACCCTTGGCGATTGCAGGGGTTAACCAAGCCGATGTACAGGCTTTTTGGGCATCAAACACCTTTGACCTTGGGATTGAGTTCAGAGACAAGGTGACACCCCTTGGAAACTGCGATTTATGCTTCATGAAGGGCGCATATCAGATTATGAGCATCATTCAACAAGAACCAAGCCGAGCCATTTGGTGGGCAGAGCAGGAAAAGAAAATAGGCGGCAGGTTTTCCAAAGACAGACCCGATTACACCCAGATGATGAATTTTGGAAAGAATCAATCCGATATGTTTAACCAAGAAGAAGAGACAATCGCTTGTTTCTGCGGAGATTAAATGACTATCTGGATCGGTTTAGACCCTGGCAGCATTAGCGGCGCACTTGGGGCATTGGATGCAAGAGGCGATTATCTTGATTCATTTGAAATTCAGCATAAGGACAAGAATATATTGCCCCTTGTGTTCAAAAACATGATACTTCGCTGCATTGACCCAAAAGAAGGTGCGGAGATATGTATGGAATTGGTGCATAGTATGCCAAACCAAGGCGTTGCAAGTACATACCAATTTGCAAGGGCAGTTGGTGTTATATCTGCTGTTGCTGAATTAACTAATTATCCTTTTCACTTGGTAACCCCTCAAAAATGGAAAAAGTATTTTCATTTAACTAGCGATAAAAACGAAAGCCTAGACCTTGCCCGATCATTTTGGCCTGAGGCAAAACTCACAAGAAAGAAAGATGGAAACAGGGCAGAGGCATTATTAATCGCACTATATTGGCGTGAGCAGTTGAATGGCAAACAAGATAAACCCATTAAGAACCCAGACTGATTTCAAGATCAATTTAAGCCCAGAACAAAGGGCCATTCTGGAATTGATCGGACATGGGAACATGACCCAAGGGTTGAAGGTCGCTATCGATCAAGCTGGGCACTTCTTCAACTGTGGGCTTGACCCTGAAATGAACCTGAATTATGTGGGCCTTGTCACTACACTGCCAAACCAGGATGATGATTGACCAAAAAAATGCCGCTAGAAGGGCTTTAAAGGGGTCTAGAAGGGCTTGTTTTTCTGAGGGTACATAGGGCAAGGGTCAAAGGGCTTGCAAGGGCTTAAAAGTGGGCAAAGAAAAACCGCCCGAAGGCGGCTTAGTTAGTGGTTACTGACTTTTAATCGGCACAATCGTAAACTTTAAAACATTCGCTTGGAATCGTTAAAGTCTCTGTGTGACCCGAAACAGTATTAAATTGGCACATTTCAATAATTGCCGAATCTTCAAATCTGCCATTTTCAGCATCTTGGCACCATGCCTCCATTGCCCTTTGATCGGGTTTACCATAAACTGAGTTTTCAGTTACCCATTTTTCAATGAATAAATAACCCGCATTATTGAGTGATTTTATTAACATTTTAAGCCTTTCAGAATTGAATATAAGGGTAATCGTTCATATATTTTTGTCTCAATGGGCTGCTTTCTTCTGGGTAGCCATTTTGAACCAAATAATCGGCGGCTTCTTTTGCCCTTTGTTTTGTTTGATAATGCCCAAAATAAATGTAAGCATTGTTTTTCAGGAAATAGGCTTTCCAGCCATAATCGGTTTTTTCGTATCTATATTTCATATAAAAGCCTTTCATTTTTTACGGGTTAAGATGCGGAGGATAAGTGCAAGGGTGGCATATATCATGGGTTAACCCGTTAATCCAATGATTAACCAAAGGGCAGCAAACCCGGCACAACACACCCAGCAAACGATTTTATCGATGGTTTCCATTAAAACCCCCCTTCTAATTGGATATCTTCTAATGTATTGATCAACCCATCGAAATCCTCATTTTTGCCAAGCATATCAGCCATAGCAAAAACAATTGATTGATCAATTCCATAAGTATCAGCGAGATCAATTAAGTAATCCGCACGGGTATCAAACCCGTGTTCTTTATAAATAGACATATAACACCTATTGAACCCCGGAAAGCGCCGGGAAAGCGCCCATATACAGCGTATAGGCCAAAACACACCCCGTAGGATGTGCTTCAGTTTATGCGCTAATTAAATATTGCAACATCCGCAGCATGGCGCGTCAATGCATCGGCCCCCCTTGTTTTGATAATAGTCTTTACCCGCCACATTAAAAACGTGCGAGATATAACCGGGTTTTGTTGCTGTACGCTGTGAATAGTACACCCCCATATCATCATGCTCGCATAACCAAGCTTTACGGGTTGACGTATCGAATTTAATGGTATCGCCCTGAAATATGGGTGAACCCGATACGCTGCATCTGCCCGGATATTTCGCAGCCATTATTTTTTGCATGATGCGGCCCCTTTATAATATGCTCGCACATTGTCCCGGTGTTGCTGTGCATCTTCTTTTGTATCAAAACGGCCACCGATAGGGGTTTGATGTGGCCCACGCACAATAAACCAGCCACCTAGTAATTTATTGTGGACAATTTGGATTGTTTTACGCATAGTGAACCCCCTTAATTTGAGTGAACCCGGTGATATCGCGCTTTGCTTTGCCCTTTGCATACAATGCAACGACTACGGCTTTGGGTTCGATATGTCGAACATCGGTGTTGTCCCCATCAACAACAACCCATCCCCTAAAATTCTCAGGGATATCGGCGCGTTTTTGAAACACCACAGCAACACGAGAATTATTGGGGTTTGTCAATCCCTTGATCGATATGGGTTTAGGTGTGATAGCACTAAACGAATAGGTAAGATCATAATTCCCGGGTGTTTTGCCCGTCAAATTACGGCCCGGGTGTTTCGTATAGTCATAAAACTGTACATCGGGAAACAATTCAAAGATGTTTTTGCCATCATGGACAATCAAATTCTCGTAAGGGATATCTGATGTGCCATTAGGGCGCACCAAAGGGATAAAACCTAGTTTTTGGGCCTTGTTTCGGATTGTCCACACATCCGCAGCCAATGACAACAAAAACGATTGTTGATGGTCATAGTAAAAACGGGTTTTGGCTATTCGTGCCAATTGCACGCTATTGAATGCACCCCGGCCCGCAGATTCGAGACATCCAGCCATGCATCCGGCTAATTGGGCCATGGCGCAAATTGTGTGATCGGGTTTTAGATAAACAATCCCGGTAAGATAACCGATGGATTCCCCCTTGATTGTCTTCGCGGATGATTCCCCTAGAATTGTTTTGTAGGTCAATCCAAGGGTTTTAAGAATGGTTTTGTACGGGTTCTTCATTGTGTAACACCTATTAAAAAAAGAATGAATGCGCTGGATATTTTTAGTTTTGCTTAGTGTCCATGGTGTTTAGCATCTTCAAAAATCTCGTGATATGTGGCTGCTAGATAACTCTGAGCTAATTCAAGAATAGCCAAAAAATCATCATTGGACTTGATGTCAGTCCATGTTTTGACAATCTCCCCTTGGTCATTCAAAGCATATGAACCATCTTTGCGCTCCTCTAATTGAAGAATGCCATCACCATCGGCACAGTAGCATTTGACGAAATCTAGCCATTTTGCGCCATCTAAGACATACCATGTAATCTTAGAGCTATTGATGGTTTGGAGCTTGGTTTGCATGATGTGACACCTATTAAAAATTGATTGAATGAAACACTAGGTTTGTTGTCCTAGTGCACTAATAATAACGCTGCTACCAATGGTTTGATATAGGGATAAACCCTAGGTTCCCCCATTATTTATATAGGTACTTACCCGATGAACCATAAAGTATACGGATAACAATCTATTTTCTAGTATAGTGTATACAATCCTGTATGCAATTGTGTGTGCAATCTATTTAGTAAGGTTACCTTACTAAGGTGCTTACTACATTTCCATCTAAGCCTTATGACTTTCCCGTCTAAGCCAACCAAGTTAGCAGGTACTCACTATCGTTAGAGTTAGCGTGTACTCACTAACATCTAAGTTAGCCAGTACTTACTTAGCCTTTAGTTAGTGTGTGCTTACAAACATGGGGGGGAGGGGGTGTGTGTGGTGTGAGAGATTTTGTGGTGCCCCCTACCCACTAAAAAAGCTAACCTAGGATTACCTACAAAAATGACTAGCTTTTGTTGGGAAGGGAGTAGGTGCTACAGACATTAAGAAGTACAGACGATAGCCATTACCCGTATAGGGT